AGAACTTGCCGTTAATCATTGACGCTGGCATAAAAATATTACTTGCGGTTGTCGACGGAATCATTCGAATGCTTCCGCAACTCATTAACGCTGCAGTCATGCTTATTACGAAGATTGCGGAAACGGTTAGTCGAAATCTACCGAAAATCATCGACGCCGGCATAAAAATTCTCAACGCTTTAATTCGCGGGATTAATCAAGTTCTCCCGCTATTAATAAACGCGGCGCTCAAGTTAATTTTAACGATTGCGAGAGAGATTATCGCTAACCTGCCGAGGATCATCGATGCAGGCGTACGTATTTTGAACGCATTGATTAAAGGAATAATATCGATGGTCGGAACGTTAGTTTCATCGGTGAAAGAAAAAATCGCCGACAAAATCAAAAGCACCATCGAATCCATCGATTTATTCGAGGTCGGTAAAAACATTATACGAGGATTAATTAGCGGGATAGGGTCGATGTTTGGCTCGTTAAAGAAAAAAGTCGAAGAACTAGCGTCAAAAATTCCGGCATGGGCGAAAAAATTGCTCGGCATTCACTCGCCGTCACGCGTAATGATGGAACTCGGTCAGTTTACCGGCGAGGGATTCGCGATCGGACTCAACAAAACCTTGCGTGACATCAACGTTACAGCCGACCGACTTGCATACGCGGCTGTACCAAACGTTGAGCCTTCCGATTACCAAGCGGGTGGCTCAACAACGATTCAACAACCGATCAATATTACGCTCAACTACAACGGCAGTGGCTCGCCAGCTGACGCATATCAAATCATCGACATTCTTGAACGCGAGTTAGGTAACCGATTGAGCAGCCGATTACGATTTAGCGGGGTGAGAGTATGAACGTTATTATTACGCGACTGAACGGCGCAACCTATTCACTCGCCGATTACGGAATTAAAACGCTTGAATTCGTCGTCGACGCGCCAACCCCGCGCACAGTTACCGAAGAAATCGAAGGACGCGACGGACTAGTCGAACTCGACACGACTTATGACGCTCGAAAAATTCGGGCGTCTTTTTATTTCCGGTCCTTCGACGGTCCCGACTTTCCGTTGTTGCGCAACGAAATTTTCCGCATGTTTGCGAGTCGTGAGTCGTTTTACGTGATCGACGATCGTGAGCCTGGTAAGCGGTGGCGCGTAAAGGCGGACGGGTTTAGCGTTGAGCAATTAATGGCGAACAAAGGGCGATTTGACGTCGAGTTTACTGCGTTATCGCCGTTCGCTGAATCCATCGGAACGACCCTTGACCCGCTGACGTTCGATTCAGAATTGTGGCAGATCGGGCAAGGGCTAGCAGGGGAAGACGACATGATTTATACGCATAGTACACCAAGTTTCAAAATTTATAACGCGGGGGACGTCACGATTGACCCGCGTGTATTGCCATTAACAATCACATTCACCGGCGCGTCAACGAATCTAACGATTACGAACACGACAACCGGCGATACATGGCAATATACAGGAACCACACAAGCGGGCGATACGATTACGCTTGACGGTGTGCGGTCATTAAAAAACGGCTTGAGTATCTTCGGGCAAACCAACCGGAAATTGATTACATTAGCGCCCGGTTGGAACAGCTTTGTGATTAATGGGCAAAGCGGCCAATTTTCCATCTCGTTTGATTTCCGCTTTTACTATGTGTAAGGAGGCGATTGTATGCCTAAATATCGCACATTAGGAACGAACCTTGGCCGACAATTCCGCAACGATATAAACGCTAATTTTGCTGATATTGAACGCGACATTACGAACTTAGATTCGCGTGTTGACAACATCGTAGCAGACGCAGGAAGTTCAAATACGGAAATTGTAGATGCACGATATGATTCGGTCAATGACGTGACGTATACGGTGTTAAAAGATCGGTTAGACGATCAATCAAATAAAATTGGAATTTTAACGCAAATTACGGATATGTTAAGTCCATACTACGCACGAAAAAATCGTCAATATTTAGGAGAAGTAAGCCGTAAACTTCGCTACGGTGAAAATGTTACAATCACCTTTTACGGCGATAGTAACAGTATGCGAAGTAATTCAAGATACCAAGTAAAAATGCTGGAAGCATTAAATGGGGTATACGGAGGTAAGATAAGCCGAATCGACCGTGCTTACGCAGGCGATAGCGCGAAAGCAGGATACGAACGCTGGACGACTACACACAATGGAGATATATCTATTATTTGTTACGGAACGAACGATAGTAGTACACAGTATGGATACCCGGAAGCAACAAAGGTACGTGATTATATTTATTGGTTAGAAAAACTCATAATAAGAGAGTTAGAATGGGGTAAAGCTGTTATACTGGTATCGCCTATTCCAACACGAAACGATAAGCGTTGGGAAACTAAAACCAAAACTATGGTAACAGACCCGTATCCAACAATATTCAGAGCTGACAGCTATGTCTTTGGTAACCTATGTAAATGGATTGCTGAAAAATATTCAGCTCCATTTATTGACAGTAGGGAAATACTCTCGTCATATGAGGACGAAATTTTCGCTAACGCTAATGGAAATAGCCTTGGTACAGCTACTTCTCCTTTCGGCGATCCTGTACACTTAACGGATGAAGGATTAGAAATTTGGGGCAAACGAGTGGCTGGTATTTTTATTGGCGACAGTCTATTGCGTCCTCAAAAAGCAACAGCAAATACTGCTTTTGCTACACGTAAGGGGGAAGACCCTTTTACCACAAACGCTCCGCCAGAAAGAATACGCTATTACACTCCATATGCATGGGGTGTTGGGGATAATATAGCTGGTAAACGAGCATTAGAGTTGTTTGCAAACGAGGAAATTACTTATGCATTTTACGTCGATACAGAGGATTTAATTGTGTATCCAAACATTTTTGTATTTGCCAATTCTATAGCTGAAATTAAACTTGACTATGGAATACGTCAACCTTTAGGAACCCTTGATGAAGAACAGAAAAACGGTGCAAATTATGGATACCAAGGGGCTTCCACTTTTACAATAGATACAACCAGCACAAGAAAAACCTTTAATATTACTAAAGGTCAAGACCCTATAACTAAAGACAGTAACGCCGACTATGTTAGTAAAGGTATTAAAATTTCTAGTAAAGGTTGGCACACGATTAATATTAAATGTTTAACAGGTTATGTATCCGTAAGCGGTATCCGTTTTAGAAATGACACGGTAGAAAGAATAGCAAACCTTGAATTAGCCAACAATAACAACGCTCAACTAACCATCAAAGACCTTAATAATGTAGACCTTAATACAATAACAACTCCTGGTATTTACTATACATTTGGAACCTGTACGAATAAGCCGCCAGGAGTAACTAAAAACGGACTTCTTAAACACTATGAAAAAACCAGCGATCATTCCATAGCAATGCAGGAATTTTATCCTTACAACGATACAACATATGCATGGTTCCGTCTTAAAATAACAGGCGTATGGCAGAACTGGGTGCAGATTAAGTAATTAATTATTGAAATATTTGGTAAAGATATTATGATTAAATTATAGAAATGGAGGCGATGTTATGAAAAAGTATAATAAAACGTTGGTAATCATAATATCTTTACTGTTAATTTTTGCTATATTTAATGTTGATAGAATAATCAATAAGTCACAACAAATTATGAGTTTGATTAAAATTGAAATCATGGCATCGCAAGTAGATAAAATTCATTCGAATTGGGAAGGAAAAACTTGGAACGCTGTTGGGGACAGTATCACAGAAAACGGTATGTATACTAAATTAGTAAGCGCTTATTTAGGGTTAAAAACCAATAATTTCGGTTTAGCGAGTAGTACAATCGCAGTAAATAATAGTTACTTAAAAAATATGAGTATTTATGAAAGAGTTTTAGACTACCCCGACGCAGATTTATGGACTATTTTTGGAGGGGTTAACGATTGGTTATACAAAACACCTGTAGGAACAATTAATGACACGGATCCTAGTACGTTCTACGGAGCATTAAAAGCCATATGTGAAGAAATATTGAACAGACCAAACCACCCTAAACTAATATTATTTACTCCTTTACAAAGTAATAGGAACGGGGAAAATGAAGAAGGGGTATCTATGCAAGAGTATAGACAAGCGATAATTGATGTTGGAAATTTGTATAATGTCCCTGTTTTGGATTTATATAACGTAGGAGGTATAAATCCTGACAATTTAGATACTTACACAAGGGATGGTATACACCCGAATGTAGAAGGAACTACTCTATATGTTCCTGCGATTGTAGAAATAATACAAAGTTTAGAATAATGTAGATGAGGACGTTAAATACGCAATAAGATTATGATAAATCTCTTGAATATAAACGAATAAAATGACGCTTTTATCCAAAGGATAGGGGTTATTTTATATCCTCTATCCTTTTTCTATTCCCATGAAAGGGGTGAACCCATGCTCGTCGTTACGGATTTACAAGGGCAAAGCGAATTTCTAACCGATTACAAAGAGCTTAGCCGCAAACAGAGAGTGAATGGAGAGCGTTCGCTCTCTTTTCTTTTGCTGAAAACCGAACGGAACGCCCATGCCTTTGACTTGGTACAAGAAGAATCCATTATTGAATATGACAGTCATAAATACCGCATTAAACAACTTGAAGAAAGGGCAATCGGAAATACACCTGTTAAACAAGTGCGAGCCGATCATGTTTTCTTTGACATTATTGACGTGTATCAATACGGAACAATTAACGGCACAAAAACCATTAGTGAAGCCTTGTCGTTTGCGCTGAACGGAACAGGATGGACGTTCGTTGTCGTCGGGTCATTCAGCACGGTACAATTTGAGAATTTTGGTGACGACAATGCCGCCGCTTTGTTCCAAAAAATCTTGGAATCGTATGGAGCCGAGTTTGATATAGTCGGAAACGAAGTCCGTATTTACAATCAGATTGGCGCCAACACTGACTTTCAGTTCCGTTATCGCCACAACATCAAAACGCTTGAAAAGATCGTAAAAACAGACAACCTGTCCACATACATCAAGGGATACGGCAAACGGAACGACGACGGAACCTATACGGCAACAGCTGAATACACAAGCCCGATGGCTTCCGTTTTCGGGATTCGGCACGCTAAACCGGTATATGATGAACGTTTCACGAATTCCAATTCGTTATTGGAATACATCAAAACACAAATTCAAGACACGCCGGAGATCTCGATTACAATCGACTTTGTAGACTTAGCAAAAGCGGGTTATCCTTTGCCACGTCCGCGACTCGGCGATACCGTTTATCTCATCTATGAGCCGCTAGGAATTGACATCACAACCCGTATCATGGAGATTACCGATTACCCGGAATCGAACAAATCACCGGAAGTGACACTTGCGAATTTCAAAGAGAGTTTTGCTGATGTATCCATAAGATACACAAAGTCACAAATCGAAAAAATTTACAACGAGCAAACCGGAAGAATTCGCTACACCGCACTGGACGAAGCGGTCAAACAAGCAACGGAAGCTTTGCAAAGCGCCCAAACGGAATTAAAGTTTGATAATGGAATCATCGCGATAGACAAAAACGATGCGAATAACATCGTCTTGTTCAACTCCGCCGGAATCGGCATCTCTGACGACGGCGGACAGACATTTAAAACAGCAATGACCGGGCGAGGGATTGTGGCGGATATCATTACAAGCGGTGCGCTTAATACGAACAACGTTGTGGTCGGAAACAACAAAATCCGCATGGATAACAACGGCATATATGTTTATAAAAATAACATCATGGGTGCGTCCCTCGTCGAAGGAAACTTGACATTTTTTGACCAAACAAACGGCCAAAAAATCGGGATGTTTGCCGCCACCGTGTGGTCAGACGGCGTGACAAAAGGTATCTCGATGAACATGGAGCACGACCGGTATATCTCGTTCGGTCACTACCTCAACCCCACAGTGGGCTACACACCTATGCTTGTTCTTAATCCGGGTACGGCGATGGATGGAGTGCCACAGGGAATCGTTGCAAACCTTCCTCTCCGCGCTAATGCTGACATGTGGTTAGGAACGAACGCTTTGCGCTTCGGTTTAAATAACACACATAACCATAGCGCATTGTGGCACGACGCGAACAACAACCTAGCGATCGCAAGCTATACCGGCATTCGGCTCGCCTATTTGACATCTGGCGGCGTTGCAAATGACCGTTTGACGGTAGATGACAACAGCGTGGATGTATGGCGAGACCTAGACCTACACGGCTGGAAGCTGTTACGGGTTGCCGAGGCCGACTTCATGGGTGTGGGACGCATTGCATACGACAGTTCAGCTACTCATATACAACACGACACAGAGATTCGCGCCACGATGTATAAATCGTCAACCTATGTGCCAGTCCGTGCAGCGTCTTTCCCAACCGGTTCACTTGCTGAATACAAACAAGACATCCACGTATGGGAAGAATCGGCGCTTGAGAAAATTCGCAACACAACTATCTATGAATACAAGCTCAAGTCTGAAGTGGAGCAAGGTAAAGATCGCTGGCGACAAGGCTTAGTGATCGGGGACGGATACAATACGCCGCAGGGTGTTATCGATGGCGATGGCGTTGAACAATATTTGATGAATGCATGGAGCTGGAAGGCGATTCAAGAATTGGCGGATGAGGTTGACCGACTGAAACAAGTCGCGGCGCTAGTAGCGCAGTATCAGCAAGAATTAGAAAAAGTTAAACAAGAGTTAGAGGAATTAAAACAAGAAAAGAAGGATGATAGCAATGAAAATTAAAATCGTTGAACATGGCGGCGAGGAACATATCACGGAAGCCGAGAAAATTCAAGAAGCCAAACAATTACGAGAAGCCGAATAAGGCTTCTTTTTATTTTGTTCAGAAAGGAGCATAAAAATGAAACAATCAACTGATACCCTTTGGGCAGCTATTACAGGCGGTGCATCCATCACATTAGCATATCTGTTAGGCGGTCTCGACAATCTCGTGGCCGCTTTTGCTATTTTCATGGCGTGTGATTATATTACAGGCTTAATGGTTGGGTTCAAAGAAAAACAAATCAATTCCTACCGTGCGTTTAGAGGGATTGCCAAAAAGGTTGGAATGTTTACTTTTGTTATTATCGCCAATCAATTGGACATCGTGACTGGGAATGAAGGCGGCTTCTTACGTGATACGATGTTATGGTTTCTTATCGGAACCGAAGGGATCAGCATTGTTGAGAACATCGGAAAACTCGGCGTAAAACCGCCGGAATTTATCATAAAAGCATTGGAACAATTAAGCGAGAAAGGGGAGGATAAATAATGGTACGTATTGTTCTTGATGCCGGCCACGGTGGCCACGATCCAGGTGCAGTGGCAAATGGGTTGAAAGAAAAAGACCTTACACTCTCGATTGTGAAGCACATTGGCCGTTTGCTTTCCGAATATGAAGGGGTGGAAGTACACTATACCCGCACTGATGACCGATTCCTTGAGTTATCCGAACGCGCGGCGATTGCCAACAAGTTGAAAGCCGATTACTTCATTTCCGTCCATATCAACGCCGGTGGCGGCACAGGCTTCGAGTCATACATTTACAACGGCAACGTCAGTCAAGCGACAATCGCATGTCAAAATGTGATTCATGCAGAAATCATGAAGGCGATTGGAAATGTCCGCGACCGCGGCAAAAAACGCGCAAACTACGCTGTATTGCGCGAAACCAAGATGCCGGCGATTCTCACGGAAAACCTGTTCATCGACAACAAAACTGACGCCGTGAAGTTGAAAGACGCCAAGTTCATCGAAGCAGTGGCGCGCGGCCACGTCCTGGGCATCGCGAAGGCGTTCGGCCTGAAGAAAAAGGCGGCGCCAGCTCCTTCCACGTCCGCGCCGGCAGGTACTTTGTACCGCGTCCAGGTCGGCGCGTTCAGCAACCGAGCTAATGCCGAAGCGCTAGTGAAAAAACTCAAGGCGCTCGGGTTTGACGCGTTCGTAAAGCGTGACAAGTAACCGTTAAAAAGGCAGGCGCCTATATATTCGCGCTTGCCTTCGCATACATATATAGCGTAAAATTGTAAATATACGGAATAATTTTCGAAAGGTCGGGTCGGAATGGAAAAGCACGTATTCGAGTCGGGCGTTGCGATCGTTGAGGTTACGCCGGAAAAAGTCGTGATTCGGCACAAAAAAGGTACGTACCATGGCGGTAAAGTGAAGGAAATCCGAATCAAATCGATCACAGGCATCGAAATGAAAGAGCCGGGTATGGTTATGGCGGGTTATATTCAGTTCATTTTCTCGGGCGGCAAAGAAGCCGGCGGCTGGAGCCGAATCGACGCCGCGAAGAATGAAAATACCGTCATGTTCCGCAAAAAAGACCTCAAAAAGTTCCTCGAATGCAAAGCGCTTGTCGAGCGATATATCGAGCAAGCGCAATCGAGCAAACCGCAAGTCGCCGCGACCTCTGACGCTGACGAGCTAGCGAAATGGTTGGCGTTGAAAGAGACCGGCGCGATTACGGAGGAAGAATTTCAAGCGAAGAAAAAACAAATACTCGGATTATAGCGCAAAACAAAACGCCTCGAGCTTTCGCTCGGGGCGCTTATTTTTCGTTTACCACTCGATTGGTTCCGCTTCAAAGCGTTTGTGCATTTCGCGTTTGTACGCAAGTAGACGGCGTTGGCGGAGTTCTTTGCGGTGTTCCGGCAAACTGCGGAACTGCGCCACTTTTCTCGTATAAAAAGCGATACGTTTAGCGTGTTTCATTGATAACGACCTCCTTTTATTGTGTATAGCGAATCATGAATCCGTTTTCCGTGTTTCTTACCCTGACATTGTTAACTCCAATGATTTTTTCGCCGTCTTCAAATGGCGATTGGATACCGGAAACTTCCCAAATGAAGCGGTACATAAAGTTTGGTCCTTCTCCAACATGATCGCTCGTATATTTGACAGTGACCTCTTTTTCTTTTTCGTCGTCGTTAAATCTTCTGTCAAGTTCATTTCCAATGAGCTTTACGTATGTCGGCATATAGAAACCATATCCTTTTTTCATTTCTTCGATAAACTGTCTTAATGTCATTGCCTTTCCAAAAATTTTTTCCATTCCCTTTCGCGAAACAACCCACTGTTTCCCAAACTTCCGCACCGTTCCAGACGGAAAATCATCAATGCGTTTTCGAATGGTTGATTCGTCTAGCCCCCAAATCTCCGCCGCCTCCTTCGTGCTCATCAACTCATCGGAAAGTATTTTTTCAACGTTCCCCAGACCATCGACGATCTGGAGAACGAACCCATCTTCTTTTTCGATGGCGACATATTCATCTGTGATTTCGATCAACTGGCCGTTTTCAAATCGGATAGGCGCAGTATCCAGCAAAGAATCTGTTTCTTCGTCGTACCAATCCAAAAAGTTTCCCCAAACAATCACCATGTGCCCTTTGTCTTCGATTTTCATTTGAAATCCTCTCCTTTCACGTTATCGTTCTTTCTGATTATATTATATCACGTTATCGTGAAATGTAAACACCTTTTTGAAAAATTTTTAAAAAATAAAGACGGAATCCATCCGCCTTCATTTCCGCAAATCCACGAATAACCCACTCGACTTCGGTTTTGGCTGCGCTGGTCGCAACGACTCGACAAACTGTCGAAACGACTGCGCCTGCACGACTTTAAACGGATAATCGCCATTCACCGACCACCGCGACTCCGACAAAACGAGTATATACGGAAACACCTTGCGGTCGGCCGGCTGCCACGGCTCGCCGAATACCAGTCCGCTGTCATAAAGCGCTTTGTATCGCTTAAATTTCGCGTCAATTTGCTTTTGCGAATAAAACGTGCGCTGACATTCGAGAAAGAACGGCGTCCGCCGCCATATGAAGAACGCATCGGGCTCGGCGAGGCCTTTCGAATACTTCGGCTCGACGACGAATACTTCCGGCTTGCCAAACGCACAAATTTCCTTATACGTGCGCAGGATTTCGAGGTAATGCGGAATCTTTGCCGAATTCGCCTTCACGCCCGACTCGGCGCTTAAATACAAATACGGCGTGCCCCATGCGGTTGACCGCCGAATATGCCCCTCGGCGACCAGGCGCTTTAGTACGTTATTAGCGCTGTTAATCGGGCGCTTTTTGTCAGCGAAGTGTAGTTCCGCAATCGAGTCGCGGTCCATCACGCGAAACCGGTTAATATCGCGAATAATCGCCTTGTCGCGCTCGCTAAGCCTCATCGTCCAACACCCCTAACGTAATTACTTCCGTTGGGTTAGGCGCCGCAAAATCGCCCGATAACACGTCTTTCCAGTCGGTAGACTTATAACATTCGAGAATCTTTTTCGCCTTTTCTAACGGCAAAAACGGCGCTTGTAGCTCGATTAAATCCTCGCGTTTGAGCAGGAACCGGCCACGCTGTTCGATACTAATCTTTTCGCTTCCTGGCGTTCCGATAATACGAGCATTGGTTAAGCTATCGGTACGAAAGCCCATGCGCACAGTCAAGTTCGTGCGGATTTTCGTATCGAGAATGTCGTGCGACGGCCGTTGCATCGACAATATAGCGATGATGCCGAGCGCCCGACCAATCGCGACCAGCTGAACTAGCGCGTCCATAACGTCCTTATTGTCTTTGACGATGACCAATTCGTCGATACATACGAGAATATACGGTGGGCGTTGCGACTCCGGCAAGTCGTTAATATGAGCGACTTCCTTTTCGTTCAGTAGCTTGCTGCGGCGTTTCATTTCGGACTGAATAAGTGTTAACATTCGTTCGAGCTGTTCCGGCGTTGTGCAAACCGATTTCACTTGCCGGCAACGCTTGAAAATATGAAACTCCGACATTTTCAAATCGGCACAGTAAATGTGAAGCCGGTCTTCGTCGTAATACTGAATTAGCGTAGTGAGAATCGACCGTAATTGCGTCGACTTACCGGAACCACTCTCGCCGGCAATCAACAAATGCGGCTCGTTGATTGCGTCATATGCAACGTATTGACCGTGCCGGTCCATTCCGCAAATGATTGGAAGCGTTAGACCTTCGATTACCGGTAGGATTTTCGAATAGTTATACGGAAGCTCGCGCGGGAACGTCCTACGGTAAACGGTGAGGGTAAACGTTTTGTGATCGCCGTCGAGTTCGATGTTTGCGCCGAAATGTTGCATAAATACATATTCTTTTTTGCTAACCTCTTTCGGGTCCATGCCGTTAAGAAGCGTAAATACAAACTCGATTTTGTCGTCCGTTTCGACTGCCGAGTGAATTCGTGGGTAAATCGGAATCACCCTGTCGCCACTTTTGTACGATATATATAGCTCCGCGCTATGAAACGCTTTTTTGAGTTGCGCATTCAATCGTTGCCGACCGAGCCATTGCGCTATTTTCCGCATATTCCGCATATCACAGC